GGATTTACATAAAGGACTTAGTAGCAGTCTCCTTTCCCTTGTTGCTACTTCCGTTCGCGCCACCAATAAGTTCGGTGTCGGGTGGTGCAAACGGGTGACATAGGAGGCCGTGGCCGGCGTGGTGTAGTTTGATTAGTCCAGTTGGGAAGCTGCGATTGACCACAACTATATCTCAAAAGCCACCGCTGACCTTGACAATGAGTGGGTTTAGGAAGAATAGAGTGCACCCCGGTACTCTGGTCGTTATGCCGCCGTGGCAAGAATTGTCACCCATTTTGACGAAAACTACAACAGAAGAGCTTATTCTGATGGCATTGCTGACAGCTTAGTGTTAGGCGACATCATCAGGCGAATCATTAAGGAGTTGAGGCTACCTATCCGTAGGTGTGATCTCCTCCACGTGATCGAAAAGAGCATCAACGAAATATTGTTTGTTGATCAAGAGTATGTTTAGCTATTGTAGTAGCGCAAGTGTAGGAAGTAACTTGCTCGTAGGGAGTAAGTTAAGGATATTATGTCGCCAAATTTTCTGGGATTGCCTCTCAACCGGCGTGCACTAGTCATCTCAACCATCCTGTGTGTTGGCGTGGCTAGCGTGGCTGGATGCGGGTTGAGTCTGTCCCGGTGAAAGGGCGGCAATGCCGCAAGAAAACACCTCCGCGGCTATATAAATTAAGAGGTTTTGGGATTAGCAGCAAGGTTGGATGTCACCAACACAATTCGACAAACCTTGCTGTATCAGTATTTTAACGTGTCCTAACAGTCCGGAAGGAGGAAGGGTAGGTCGAAACTACCCCCCCTACTGAGACCTTTTACCGTTAACAGTTCTAACCATTTGTTGATGAGCTAAAACGTTATAGTTTCGTAACGCCCCCCGTTGATAGACTCGTATTCTGTGAAAGGTACAAGTTCAACGGCAGACGTTATAGGAACTATCTACGTGCAGTAGCGAACCTGGAGCAGATGGAAAGAGCTGGTAAGGTCGATTTACAAAGGTTGTCCCGCCTGAGTAATTTCGTAAAGGTCGAGAAAGTGTTAGGAGACAAACTCGCCAAGGCACCACGGAACATTAGTCCAAGAACTCCTGAGTTTAACGTCCTTTTAGGATGTTATATAGCTCACTTGGAGAAGGCTATGTTTCGCATTCTTGAACGTGTCTGCGGTTTCCCAGTTGTATTTAAAGGTATGAACGCATTAAAACAAGGAGAGGTGATGAGACACCATTGGGAGCAATTTGTTGATCCAGTAGCCATTGATTTGGATGCTAGTAGGTTTGATTAGCATTAACATATTGCCTCCCTCAAAGTCGAACACTAACAATGGTTACGAATGGTGCCAAAAGAATATAGGCATGATTTGAAATAGTTGTTGGATTGTTAGCTCCTAAACAGGGGATCAGCAGTCTTTCCTTAAGAAGGACTGAGGGTCAAATACGAAGTTGAAGGTACACGAGCGTCTGGAGATATGAACACTTCAAGTGGTAACTGTTTTACTATGGTTGGCCTGATATATTCATACATGCATAACAGATGTAAGTGGAGGTTGGCCAACAATGGCGATGATTGCGTCTTGATTATTGAACGCAAAGACCTTCCTCTCATCAGCAACTTAGTATCCTGGTTTGATGCTATGGGCTATACTATGGAATCGGAAGGTGTGGTCGACTAGTTTGAACACATCAATTTCTGTTAGACCAAACCAGTTTGGACCCCGAATGGATATAAGATGGTGCGGAATCCTGCATCAGCAATCGCCAAGGACATACACAGTAGGTGTGACTTGTCACGCCGTGATGTGTTTGATCTGTGGTGTTCTTGTGTCCATAAAGGAGGCCTTGCTCTAGCTGGCGATATTCCTGTATATAGCAAATTTTACTAAGCCTTTCCAAACACATACAGCTCCGCAAACGATTAAGAAATCGCTCCAACAATTGAATCTGGGTTCTACATGCTTTCAAAAGGAATGACTCATACTGTTACCGACGTACATCCCCGGACTAGGTACAGTTTCTGGAAAGCGTTTGGAATTACCCCGTTGGAGTAGATGGTACTTGAGGACCATTTTAGCAAGGTCCAAGTTAGGTTTGGAGAGCCTAGTTTTGGTGAGTTCCACGAGGGACGCGCTTATGATGATCTACTCGGGGCTTGAAAATTATTTTATAAATATTAAGCAAAATTAAATCAAGATGAATAAGAATAAAGCCAAGAACGTCAAAAACAATGTTGCTCCGGTCAACACCTTTCGGCGTGCCCAGAATTCTGGTGCAAGTTTAACCGGATCTGATCAACGTTGTTTGGTCAAACATACAGAGATGGTTCGCTTCTTTAGCGCAGCCTCTAATGTAAGCACTGTGTAAATCTTTCGTACCACTGCTAACCCCGGCAATTAGCTGGATTTTCCGTGGTTGAGTTAGATTGCCACCAGATTTGAGAAGTATAAATTTAGAAAACTAACTTACAGAATTGTGTCTTATTTGCCAACCACCTCTGCGGGTAACATGGGCATGTACTTTGATTACGACCCGGTCGATACGTATCCTACGAACGAATCGGAATTCTTTTCAAATTACAGAGCCTAAGTGTCATCCTCATGGGGTAACATGACGTGTGAAGTGAAACCTCCAACTGTTGAGTTTTTCATCCGGGCAGATGGAGAAAATGAGCAAGCAGCAAAGTGGTACGATACTGGTGCGCTGTTTTACTTTTTACGCTCCAATGTTCCCGGTAATGCTGCTATCTTTGTTGATTATGAAATTGAGCTTATGAAACCATAGGGTGTACGTCGTCTACGTGCTACTAATGGCATAGCTACTTGGACTGACACTCCAGCCCAGCGGTATCCCTCTGTTACTCCTCAAATCAACACTGGTTTGTTGGTGAATTCCAGTGGTAAAGTTGCTGTCTCTGAGGCCGGTTGGTATAGAGCGACCATTGTTACTAACTCAACCACCAATGGTGATTACATCACTAATGTGTTGGGTAATTAGGTGCAAGGAACGCCTATCGCAAACGACGCCGGTTATTTTCCATTGTCAACCCAAGTTTTCACAATTTACAAAGGTCCTAGCTAAATCAACATTTACGAGGATGCTTTTACACTTAATGCTGGTGATATAGACACTACTGGTTATACTGATGGTGGTACTTCCCCAGTGTCTCTTTAATTAGAATATATACGTAACGTAGAAGAGTAGGTTTAGTGAGCGCTCTCGTGGCGTGTTGGATTCTAGGTGGTATTAAAGATGGTGCCATTTAGTCTTATTGCTACATCTGGAAATGATGGGAACCAGGTTTGAGCTGTTGGAGTCGTCGCATTGTGCTTATCAGTCAACACTACTTAGGATGTTCCTCCCGGTTATGGCTGGTGGAAACTTTCCGTTAGAACATGTTGCTTTGTATGGTGTGGCTGCCAGCAGTGGGGGCCATCACCTCTGCGGGGGCATATAATACCGCATGTGGGTGGCTAGCCACG